TAAGCGTCCATTCTTGCACGTTCGCTACCGCGCAAGCGAAGCTGAAGATCGTCGTTACAAGACTTGGATCACAGGTTCTGCCGGAGGTGCTGCTACAAGTGACTTAGATGCTATGGAGGTCAACTTCCTTTCTGAGCGTTGTGTATGTACTTTAGGTGCTAACAACTTTATGTTGTTCCGTTACGGAAACTAATCGTAACCAAAATAAAAAAAGGGAGGTGTCCGCATGGACACTTCCCCTTTAATATAAAATTTAATCAAATAAAATATAATATCATGGCAAAGACAAAGCCTAACATTGCAAAAGATAAAGTCTACAGACTATTAAATGGATCACCATTATCATACACGATTGCTTCACGCAATCATCCTCGATTTCCATTAATGTGGTTTGATGAGGAAAAACAAATCAACAGAGTATTAAGATATGCTGTAAATCAAAACTCTCCTTTTGAGGATGAGCAAGATGGTAATGTTATTTTAGAACCTGTTGTTTTTGAGGATGGATTTTTAACTGTTCCAAGAACAAATGTTGTTCTTCAAAAATTCTTACATTATCATCCGCATAACGGAATTTTGTTTGCTGAATTAGATAAAGAAAAAGAAGCTGCAGAAGAAGTAAATGATTTGAATGAAGAGGTGGATGCTTTGATTGAAGCTCGCTCTCTTGATATCAATCAAATTGAAATGATTAGTCGCGTTTTATTTGGTATAGACCCTTCTAATGTTTCTACTGCCGAATTGAAAAGAGATATATTAATTTTTGCTAAGAGATATCCAAAAGATTTCTTAGATGTTATTAATGATCCTGAGATTACTTTCCAATCTAAAGTTAGAATGTTCTTTGAAAATGGCTTTATAACTGTTAGAGGAAATAAAGAACTTTGGTATAACACTGCTACTAATAAAAAGAAGATGTGTGTAATACCATTTGACAGCAATCCATTTGATACTGCTTTATCATTCTTGAAGAGTGATGAGGGGATTGACGGATTGAAAATGTTAGAGATGTTATTGGAAGGTTGATTTTGGTTTGATGTGATTTATGTGAAAGATAAGGGCTCTCGGGCCCTTATTTTTTTCACTATCTTTGTAAAAAAGTAACGATGATAAATTCAGTAAGAAACACGGTACTCTCTGTTCTGAACAAAAATAACTACGGATATATTTCACCTGCTGATTTTAACCTATATGCTAAGCAGGCGCAGTTGGAGGTGTTTGAAGAATACTTCAGTAACTACAACAAGACGGTTACTATGGAGAATCTTCGACGTGCGGGAAGTGACTATTCAGATTTAGGTCAGGCATTGGCTGAGACTATGGAATACTTTCTTGTTTCTAACTTTCTAATCAAGTCTACCAACAATAACTTCTTTGTTCCATCGGTAACCACTACAGGTGATGAGGCTTATATGATTAGCAGAATATCTGTATATACTACATTGGTTGTAACATCAATGAACACTTCAGCGTCTACAAATCAACTTATAGATTCAGCAGTTAATTTTATTACATTGGGAGTTCAGGTTGGAGATATAGTTTCTAATGAAGCGACTAACCAAGTAGCTACAGTTACAAATGTGGTAGACTCTGTTACATTAGATTTAAGTGCAGATATTTTTGATACGGCAGGGTATGATTATTTTATTTTTTCAGCAGCAAATATTAAAGATGCTGAGAAGGTAAGCGCGGGAAAGATTGTTATGCTTAACAACTCAATGCTTACTGCACCTTCCAATTTATTCCCTGCTTATACTGAGGAAGGGTTGGTGTTTAAAGTTTATCCTGCAACAATAAAATATCCCGGACAAATACAAGCCGTTTACTTTAGATACCCTAAAGACCCCAAGTGGACATACGTTACTCTGTTGGGTGGTGAGCCTTCGTTCGATCAGTCGCAACCTGACTATCAAGACTTTGAGATGCCGGCTGAGGATGAGTTTAAGTTAGTGATGAAGATTCTTCAATACTGTGGTGTATCAATCAGAGAGCAAGAAGTTACTCAGTTTGCTATGGCTCAAGAACAACACGAACAACCTACATTCAGCCAACAACAATAATAGGACATGGCATATATTTCAGACTATCAATATTATGAGAACAATGGTAATGCACCTCAAGATGCTAATTGGGGTTCATACCAATACGTAAGCTTGTTTGACATTGTCAACAACTTTATGTTGATGTACTCAGGTAATCACTCACTTGTAAACAATGAGGAGCGTTATAAGGTTTTGTTCCACGCTAAGCGTGCTATTCAAGAGCTTAACTACGATGCGTTTAAAGAGGTTAAGGTATTAGAGTTGAATGTATGTGACCAACTAAGATTTGTATTGCCTCCTGACTATGTCAATTGGGTTCGTATATCTCTTTTCAGAGATGGTTGGCTTATGCCTTTGACTGAGAATATTCAAACACTTTCATCTAACGCTTATCTTCAAGACAACGACTGCAATATTCTTTTCGATCAAGATGGAAACATCTTGAGACCTGAGAACTCCACTATTGATTTTGAAAGAATACATAAGACTAAGAAGAGTATTTACCTTAATCAAGGAAATCCTTTTTACGGTCAAGAGGGGTGGTGTGTTAATGGTCTTTGGTATTTCAGCTACAATTTTGGAGAAAGATTTGGATTGAATACCGAGACGGCTAATCGCAATCCGACATTTAACGTAGACAAGAAAGCAGGGGTAATAAACTTTTCTTCTGAGATGGCAGGTGAGCTTTGCATCCTTGAGTACATCTCTGATGGTATGGAGGGTGGTGATGACTCTCTAATATCGGTGAACAAGTTGTTTGAGAAATATGTGTATGCATATATTCAATCAGAAATATTAAGCAGTAAACTTGGCGTGCAGGAATATGTGGTAATGAGAGCGAGAAAAGAGAAGTCTGCTTTACTTCGCAATGCAAAAATTAGAATGAGTAATATTCACCCCGGCAGATTGTTGATGAACCTCCGTGGTATGGACAAGTGGATAAAATAATATGGCAAACCTTACAAGAAACTTCGTAGCGGGTAAGATGAACAAGACGTTCGACGAGCGTGTTGTTCCTGCCGGTGAATACATTGACGCATTGAATATCCGTATGGGTTCTACCGAGAACTCTGAGGTGGGTGCTATTGAGAATACGTTAGGTAATCTTCCACTTACCACGTTAATGTATCAAGGAGTTGAACTTAGTTCCGATGCTCGTTGTATTGGAGCCTATCAAGATGGAGCTAATGAGACTATCTATTGGTTTGTTCACGATCCAAGTTTTCCTTTAGGTCCTACAGGTAAAATAGACATGCTCGTGTCTGTTAACGTGCTTACCTCTACATTGACATATCATTTGATAAGTATGTTTGATGGTCTTACTGATAAGACCACCTTAAACTTTAACCCTACTTATACAATTACAGGTGTTGATAAAGTAGATAATCTATTATTCTTCACAGATGACTACAACCCTCCTCGCTTTATAAACGTGAAGAGGTCATATGCTACTCCTAATGGAAGTTATGTTGACTACGCAGGAGATCCTTATTTATTTGCTGAGGCATTACAAGTTGTAAAGAAACCACCATATTCATCTCCTACTGTTACTCCTTATATAGTTCCCGGAGAAGAGCAGTTTATGGTAGATAGATTTATCTCGTTTGCATATCGCTATCGCTATGCTGACAATGAATATTCAGCTACCTCTCAATGGTCAGATATTGCTTTTGTACCTAAACCTTTTGACCTTAGTCTTGATTCATTCTTAAATGATGGAATGACCAATGCTTTTAATGCAGTCACTATTGAATACAATACAGGAGGTCCTCTTGTTGTTGGTATTGACTTGCTTTTTAAAGAAGCCAATAGTAATGTGATTAAGGTTATTGAGAAGTTGAATAAAGCTGAGTTGGGACTTCCTGACGGATCTATTCAGACGTATCAATTTTCCAATAGTAAGATATTTACCATACTTCCTCAGTCTGAGATTCTTAGATTGTATGACAATGTTCCTCGTTTTGCTAAGGCGCAAACTGTTATGGGTAATCGTCTTATGTATGGTAACTATGTTGAAGGATACAACTTAATAGATTATAACGGCAACCCTACAAGATTTACTTACTATACTGATCTAATAACAGAAGACGTTGGGTTTAGTGTTTTAAAAACATATTCAATAGACGGCAACTATGATTTCAGAGGGTTGCCAAATACTATTAACAACTCAATAACTATTGTAGAATTAGCGGATCAAGATCTTGTTGAGGGTTCTATATTAAACGTAACCTTAACGATTAAACATAATAGTTTTGATGGAGATACTCCATTTCCTTCTGATACTACTCAAAATACAGATATAACATTTTCATTCTATTTACCTGTCACTTATGCATCTGTATACGACATGGTAACAAGTACACAATTTGTTGATGCTGTAGGTACTGCTGCAAATATTCAGCCTATATATACGCCAATACCGGGACCTACATCTTGTGATGGTAATACATGGACAGATATATTTAATTGCGCTATACCAAATAATCTGAACTCTTTGTTTAAATACGCAAGTGGTATTACAGGTTGGCTTAATCAACCTATTGCTATTTATTGTGCTCCGGGAGATACCTTCTTTCAGATCCAATTGCCTGCTATGTTATTCATAGATGCATACCCCGGAACTTCGCAAGAAGTTGTTGAGTACTACAGAGTAATCTCTTCAGAAGCTTCTTTTCAAGTATTAGGCAATTCAAGAAGTTTGCATAGTAATAGAGGTTATGAGATTGGTATTGTTTATATGGATGAGTTTAATAGAGCATCTACAGCTTTAGTAAGTCCTAATAATGCAGTACACGTTTCTTGTGGTTTATCGGCAAACAAAAATTCTATACAAGTAACAATACCTGTAACTCAAAAAGCTCCTTATTGGGCTAAACGATATAAGTTTGTTATAAAGCCTGATGAAGAAAATTATGATACTATATATTGTAATTTATTCTTTAATGATCCTGAAACCAACAATACTTGGTTTTATTTGGAAGGAGAAAATACTAAAAAGGTTGAGGTTGGAGATAGATTTATTGTTAAGTCAGATACTGATGGTCCTAGAAAGAATTGTGCGTATGCTACAGTTTTAGATAAGCAAGCTCAGCCTGATGGATTTATTAGTCCTGCCGGAGGTATTACTGTACCTGCGGGATTATACGTTAAAATCAACCCAAATAGTTTTGCGGCTGTTCTTGACCCTGAGTCTATTATAAATTTAGGAGAACAAAGAGATTGTGCTTCTCCGGGAGGTAACTTTAAAGTGATGCCTTACCTTGTAAATATAGAAAGAACAGCAGGATTTGACCCTTTGCATCCGACTTGGGTATATGAAGATTATAGCATTCCTGCGGGAAGTATTATTAATTTATATTTTGATTGGGAGCGAGGTGGAGTAGGAGGCAAATGTGAGCGAAGAGGCTATACTTTTGATAGAAGACTAACAGTTTCTGCTAATTATGATAATTTTCAAGATTGGTGGAACGGAGATAATGTTGCAGCCATACTTAATACAGGAGTTCAAAAAGATGGAGAGACTGAATTACAATACATACCTACAAATGGAGTTTTGGGTACAGTTGATTTTTCAACAATGTTTCTTCAATTTTATACAAATCCTGTAACCAATCAAACCGTGTTACAATTTAGCACAGGTAGAAGTTGTACAGGAAGAGGTTATAGATATTCAAGACAATATTGTGTAACTGTTAGAATAGAGGTTTTTAGAGCTAATGATTTAATTATATTTGAAACTGAACCTCAAGATGCACTTCCTGATGTTTTCTTTGAGAATAATTTATCATTTGGTATTGATGAAGATGGGAATCACTTAGGTAATGTTCAAGACCAAGATATAGCCACTAATACTCCCGGTATTGTAAACACAGAGTTCTTCAATTGTTTTTCATTTGGAAATGGAGCAGAGAGTTATAAAATTCGTGATTCTATTATTGGAAGAACTTTTAATTTTGGAGAAAGAGTTACTACAATTTCCGAGCAAAATTACGAAGAGGTTGATAGATTCTCAGATATTACCTATAGTGGTAACTTCAATAGAGAGTCTAACGTAAATAGACTAAACGAATTTAATAAAGGTCTTTCTAATTATAAAAATTGTGAGGCTTCTTTTGGAGAGATATTTATATTGGATGGAAGAGAAACCAATGTATTGGTACTTCAAGAAGATAAAATATCTTACGTTTTGGCTGAGAAAAATTTACTTTCTGATTCAGCGGGTGGTGGAGTTGTTACTTCCGTGCCTGAGGTATTGGGTACACAAATAGCACGAATTGAGAAGTATGGTATCAGCTTTAATCCTGAGAGTTATGTTCAATGGGGATATGACCGATTTTTTACAGACGTAAAGCGTGGAGCTGTAATTCAATTAAAAGGAGATTCGGGTCCAAGCGAAGAGTTGGTTGCTATATCTAACCAAAGTATGAGAACTTGGTTTAGAGATACTTTTAATCAGTCTTTTAACACTCAAAAATTAGGAGGTTTTGACCCTTATATGAATGAGTATGTTTTAAGCACAAATGATATATTACTTCCTGTTACGGTTGATTGTTTAAATTGCGGTATAAACCAAACATTTACATTATCAGTTGGAGAAGCAGCATTTAATCAAACATCATATTGTGTAGATTTAGGTCCTTTAGTTGGAGATACCAATGTTAATTGGACATTCTCAACAATAGAAGAAGGAGCTACATTAAATATTGACGTTATTTATGACGGTGTAACTGTTTCATCAGGACCGGTTGATGTTAATGGAACTTTAATGTTTAGCAAAAATAATGTATCAGTAGAAACAGTTGAAATAATATTGACTTATACAGGCGATATGATTGTATCTATTCTTGCAGAGTGTTGTCAATCAGAAGAATTGAATATAGTTGAGGTGGTTCTTACAAATAACTCAGAGGCAGGTCAAACTATTCATACGCAATATAGATATACTGACGGAACTTTTGTTGGTCCATTATTGTCAAACTTGGTATTGTTTGCGAGCGGAACAGGAACTCCTCTTGTATCGAGATATAATATAACAACAGGACTTGTTGGTTCAGGTGGCTTTCCTCCTGAACTTAGTACAATGAGATTGTCTACAAATAAAATAGTTCCTGATACTTATAATTTTGATATTACTCAAAACAAATTCAAGTATTTAAGAAGCTCTACATTGTACAATAATAACAATGTTGATATTGAGACATTATTAGCAGCATCATCTATTGCTACGCCAAACGCAGGTAGCTCTCCGTTGTTCTATGCAGACTTTACAGTTCCTGCATCGTCAAACGGAAACTATTTGTATTTAATTTGGGATTTAAGAAGTGCAATACTTACTGAATTGTGTTTTTCAGAAACAAATGTTCAATCTTGTTGTGAATGTACTTTAGATGATTACTATTTGAATGCATCTTTTGAAGATGCCACATCAATATTTACTGATTCAGATATGACTATATTTGCAGCAAATGGATTCTATTCATCAAATGGTATTGTTCGTGAATTAGTAGACGGATTATTGTTACCTGCTCAGATATGCGATCCTTGCGCTGTTGAAGTTAATTTGTGTTTTGGGTCAACTGCTATTGATGTTTGTTGTTTCTGTGATAATACCTGTGATACACCATACAATACTTACTTAGTTAGTAATCCTACAGAGTCTGCTGTTTTAATCGGATATTACAACGAAGAAGGTATCTTCCAAGAAGATTCGCTACCCGCAGGTTCTGAAGATGTGCAGTATTGCAGTATAGGTTCTCCAACGTGTATTGATCCTGCTGTGATAATAGTTTTTGATTCTTGTGGATGTGGAATATTATAATTAAATAAACTATGGCAATAAATTCAACATATTATTTAGATGCCGCTGATTTAGCGACAGCAACAGCGGTATATTTAAACTCTTCACTATCTTTAATTGCTCCTGATGGATTTTATTCTGACGGAACAATATCTAGAGAGCAGTCAAGTGGAGTTCTTTTAACTGAACAAAATTGTAATTGCGAAGGAGAGCTGACTTTAGCATACAGAAGTATAGGTTCTGTAGTAGACACAGGCACTTTATGCGACACAGAAAACCCTAGTATTGAATGTTATTTATCAAACGCAGGTTGTGTTATATCTTCAGGAACTACAGTTTATAATACCAACAATGTACTTGATACTTTTGATGGATTAAACAAATATTACGCTATATATGTAGGTATTTGCGATAATACATCATATACATATATTTGTCAGATAAATAACTTGGGAGTTATAAATGTAATAGATTTATGCACATTTTAAGTAAATTATGAACTACACTTTAACATACAGCGAAGGAGTTGCCGGTTGGGTATCCTTTTATTCTTTTTATCCTGAATGGATGATTGGAATGAACAATTATTTTTATACTTTCAAAGGGGGTAATATTTATAAGCATAATGCATCAGAGGTAAGAAACACATTTTACTTGCCTTGGTGGACTGAGTTAAATCAGCCTTGGAATGCGTTTACACCATCTAAATTGCAGAGTGTTTTCAATGATGCTGTTCTTGAGAATAAGTTATTTAAAACCATAAATTTAGAAGGGGATTCGAGTTGGTCTGCTACATTGGTAACTGATATTCAAGATTCAGGATACATTGACAGCAGTTGGTTTCAGAAAAAAGAAGGTACATTCTTTGCTTTTGTTAGAAATAACAACTCAGGTCAATTGGCGCAGAGAAGTGTAAATGGTATCGGTAGCAGTTTGACAGTTACAGGTGCGGGGACAAATACTGCTAGAATAAACTTCCCTATATCTCCATTAGTAGCAATAGGAAACATTATAAGTGTTGGAGATTATGTTTACTTTGGGAATAACACATCTAATTTTGCAGGACCCGTTTTGGATATAATTGTGGATTTGCCAAATGGTATAAACCAATTGGTTGTAAACAACAATATGCTTACACCTATAGCAACTGTTCCAATACCAAGCAATGTAAACTTTTTCTTCTTCATCAAAAATTCAGTTGCTGAATCGCACGGAGTTTTGGGTCATTATTGCACGTTTACAATACAGAATTTCTCTAATGCCAAAATAGAATTATTTGCAGTTGAAGCTGAGGTTATGAAAAGTTTCCCATAATTTTAATATCTTTGTGATTATGGAACTAACCATCAGACAGCTTAATGATACTGACTACCAAGATATACTCGTAAATTGGTGGAATCAATGGGGATGGACAGCTCCTGAAAAAGACTTTCTTCCTGATGACGGTATGGGAGGATATATTGTTTACGATGAAGAAACTCCTGTATGCGCAGGATTTATATATGTAACAAACTCAAGAGTAGCTTGGGTTGATTGGATAATTTCAAACAAAGAATATAGAGGAAAAAGAAGAGAAGCAATAACTATGTTGATAGATACTTTGACTAATCTTAGCAAAATGTCGGGAAGCAAGTATGCTTACGCTTTGATAAAAAACAACAGCTTAATTCAAACGTATGAAAGTCTTGGTTATGTAAAAGGCGATTCATACACAAGTGAAATGATAAAATTATTATAATATGGGAGTAGCAACAGCAGTAGCAATAGGCGGTTTAGCTATATCGGCAGGAGCAACAGCAATGTCGTTTTCGCAAGCATCGCAACAAAAGAAAAAACAAAGAGATGCTGAAGCAGCAGCAGCAGC